ATGCCTTGGAAAAATGAACCAAACATTCTTTCAATGCTGCTTGCTTTCGGCATGACGCTGCTGGGGGCGATCGCCAGCTATTCCTTCAAGGTCTTGAACGGCGAAACCTTTAGCTGGAGGACGCTGTTCTTGCAGCTGTTCGTTTCTATTTTCGCCGGTTTGACCATGGTGATGATTGCGCTGCATTACGACTGGCCTTCGGAGGTGATGGGCGGCGTATGCGGCATGGCGGGGTGGTCGGGAGCATCGCTGATCAAGGCATTGGAACGCCGATTTCTCAATAAAGCGTCAGGAGGAAACCATGAAGATAAGTGACGATGGCATGGCGCTGATCAAGCGTTTCGAAGGTTTGCGATTGCAGGCTTATCAGGACTCGGTCGGCGTTTGGACCATCGGTTACGGTTGGACCCTGCCGGTCGCAGGACGAAAAGTGGGTGCCGGCATGGCGATCGATGCCGCAACGGCCGAGCGTTTGCTGCTGTGCGGTATTGCCCAATTCGAACAGGGCGTCGAACGGCGGGTGGCGGTGACGATCACGCAGGGGCAGTTCGATGCGCTGGTGAGCTTTGCCTATAACCTGGGCCTGCGCGCGCTGGAGAACTCGACGCTGCTGCGCCGGTTGAACGCCGGCGATCGGCAGGGAGCGGCCGACCAGTTCGGTCGATGGGTCAATGCGGGCGGCGTGCGGCTCGATGGGTTGGTTGCCCGGCGCGCGGCGGAACGCGCGCTGTTCCTGTCCTGATGCCCGAATGCGTCTGCACAACGATTCCCCCCTCAAAACGACGGAGATCTTGCCCAAATGATTGAATATGAAATCCAACGTTCGCTGGCCGCGCTAACCCATCTGGCGGCTTACCCGCTGATCTTGCCGGATCCGCAGCAAGAAGGCGTGACCTATCAGAAGATCAGCGATCTGAAAGTGAACACCGGTCTGGTTGATTGCTCGCTGGTGCAGAGCCGTTTTCAGATCGTGCTGTACGTGATCGACGATTACTCCCGGCTGATCGCTCTGGATAAGGCGGTTTTGAATGCCTGGGAAGGGGTTCGGCATGGCCATATCGGCCAATGGCCGGTACAGGCGGTCACGCGCAGCACCCTTTTGCAGAGCGCCACGCCCCTGGCGGATAACCGCGTTCAGTATCGGATGGCGCGCGATTACCTCATCACGCATTCCGAGGTGGCGGCGTGATCGCCATGAAGGTTTCCGGCATGGCGGAATTGACTCGCCGGTTGGAAACGATTCGGCGCGAGGTCACCAGCCACATTCTGCCGGAAGCCGGCCACGCCGCGCTGGCGCCGCTACTTAGCACGATGCGGCAGTGTGCCGATCGGGGGGCGCCAAACAGCGAGCCATCGCTGAGCGTCGGCATTGCGATACGTCCGGCCGTTACCGGATGGAACGCGGTGACGTTGCGCGTCGGCCCCAGTAAACAGCATTACCACAGAGCCCTGGCGCAGGAGTACGGCACGGCAACGCAAGCCGCCGCCCCGTTTATTCGTCCTGCGCTGGATCACCATAAGCACCAAGTGTTACGCATCCTGGCGGCTAACGTCCGCTATGGCATCGAAAACCGGTAGCGACCGCTACCATCCTTCATCAAAAAGAGAGAGAAAAACTATGGCTGATAAAACCTCGCCAGAATACGCCATGCTGCCTGCCGGCACTATCGTCAAATGGGGCACCGTTGGGGCTGCACCGACGGCCATGAAGGCGCTGACCAACTGTAAAGCGGTAGGTGAAATGGGGCAAACCGGCGGTTTTGTCGATTGCACCACGCTGCTGGATACCGCCAAGCAGTTTATTTCCGACCTGCCGGAAGGCGCGGAGAAATCCATCGGTTTCATCGACGATCCGTCCAACGCCGATTTCGCGGCGCTGCTGAATGCGGCGGACAAGCGCGAAACGGTGCAGTTCTACGTCGAGCTGCCGAACGGCCGCACCTCCACCTCCATCCTGTCGCTGTCCGGCTGGAAAATGAATGAGATCACCGCCCCGGCGAGCGAAGTCATTCAGATTACCGTCCAGGGCAAGCAAAACAGTAACACCTGGGGCTCGGTCACCCCGAAAGTGTGACCCATTGGCGGTTTGCCGCGGGTTAACGCCTGAAGGTGAACGCTTCCGCCGCGGGCCATGTGGCCTGCGGCAACCTGCTTATTACAGAGTAAACCGAATTGAACAAGGAAAAATCGATGAGTGAGAAATACGATCTGAAAGCGCTGAAAGCGGCGCTGCTGAAATCCGACGATCACGTGATTGAAACGCAGATCTTTGGCGCCAAAGCCTTTATCCGCCGCCTGAAAGCCGCGGAACTGCAGGAAAACGAAGACGGCATGAAGGCCGCCATCGACAGCGGTGACATGAACAAAGCCGCGCAGCTCAACGTGCAGCTGCTGCTGTCATGCCTGATGACGCCGGACGGCAAACGCATCCCGGCCGGTGCCTTGCCGAGCGTAGACGATCTGCTGGCGGCGCACGACAACCCGACGCTGGTCGAAGCCATCGGCGCCGTCAAGCGCCATGCGGTCGGTAGCCTGGAGGAAGCGGAAAAAAACTGACTGACTCGCCCTGGCTGATGTTGGTGTTCCAACTGGCCGATCGCTGGGGTGAGTCGGATCCTCGCAAGATCGCCGCGATGCCGGCGCACATCCTGAATCACTGGCGGGCATACTTCAAACTGCAAGGCATGACGGCCGATGCGGCGGAGAGTGCCCCCGTTCATCAATCCGGTCAGCCCGCGCAAAGCAGTATTGATATGCAGTGTGCTGACGTTATGCGAGTGCTGGGAAATGGCTGATACCGCACAGTTGGTCGTCGGGTTGCAACTGAATGACACCAACTTTAAAAACAAACTGACGGCGGCTTACCGTACCGCCGGGGAACAATCCGCCAAATTTAACCGCCAGGCTCAGCAGGACGCGAAGAAGACCGACGAGTCGTATCAACGCATCGGTGGCACGCTTGGCGGCCTGGCGGGGAAACTGGCGGGGCTGGCCGGCGTTGAGCTGTCGCTGCAGGGCCTCGCCGCTACCTCGCGCCAGTATGGGCAGGCGCTCACCGAACTCGCGTCCATCACCGTCGCCGCGACGGCGCAGATGAAACAGTTGGACGACGCGGCCCGCCAGGCGAGCAGCGCTTCCGGCGAAGGTGGCAGCCGGGCGGAGGAGATGCTGAAACTGGCCGGTGGCCTGAATGACAGCGCGGCGGCCTGGCGCGATCAGGCGGCGGCGGCGCGCGGGGCGGCTCAGGCGACATCGGGCGTCGGCGCGGCGTCTCGTGTCGCCAATGTCGCGCTGGGTGTGCTTGGCGGCCCGATCGGTGTCGCCATCCAGGCGGGATTGGCGATGCTGTACTTCCATGAGCAAAACAAATTAGCACGTCAATCGGCTTTGGCATTGAAAGATGCGGCGGTCGAGACGGCCGAAGATCTCAGTAAACTCTCTAGGGCAAAGCTCGCCGTCAAAATTGATACCTTCGACGATCAGCTAAAGACGCTCAGTGAGGAAAAAGCCAAGATCGAAAACCAACTGGCGCGCAGGAGCGATATCCGAATTGCTGGCTTAGAGCGGCGAAGCAAAGGGTTGTTGGGATTCCTCTACTCTGATCCCAAAGAGATGAGGAAAGAGCGGAACGCCTTGCAAGCGCAGTTGGAAGATGTCATTAAGGGCGAGAAAGCGATCCGGCTTCGGCGAAGCAATGCCGTTAATGCACAGAATGGCAACGACAGCCATGTTGAGACCAAACCTGTTAAGCCTAAGAGCCATCAAACTAGTGCTCCTCCTGTCGGTCGTATTTTAAACGATAACGGCAAGCAGCAGGCTCTTGAGCAGTACCAACAACTGCATCAGGAAATCGAGCAGGCGCATCTGAGCAGCCTCGACAAAATCACCCAGGATGAACAAAGTGCGCAGGCCAAGCTGGCGTTAACGGCCAAGGCGGCCGGTGCCGGGCAGGCCGATGTGCAGCGTGCGATGGCGCTGAACGCCGAGAAGTACCAGCGGCAGCGGCAACAGCTCGCTGAACAATACGCGCCAGGGCAGGCGGCGGTGCGTAAAGAGCAAGAGGTCGGCAAGGAGCTGAAGACGTTGTATGACGGGCGGCTGTTGACCGAACGCGAGTACCACACCGCCAGCCGGATGCAGCAGCAAGAAACGGCGCGCCAGCGGCTGAAGGTCGAAACCGACGCGCTTGCCGCGCCGCGTATGAACATTGCCGCTGATGTGGATCCTGCCGTTCGCCTTAACAACCAATTGGTGCAGCAGCAGGCGCAATACCAGGCTTACTACCAGCAAGGCATTCTGGATAAACAGCGCTATGAACAGCTGATGCAGGCGGCGACGCAAGAATCGTCGGACGCTCAGTATCAGCAGGCGCTAAGTCTGTTCGGCGGGCAGAGCCGCGTGCATAAGATGGCGCTGGGGCTGGTGGACATGACGCGGGAACGGACCTCCGGCATGATGTTCGATCTGCTGACCGGGACGCAAAACTTTAAGCAAAGCATGCTCGGCCTGATGACCTCCATGACGCAGTCCATCATTCAGCAACTGATCGATCTGGCGATGCAGGCGCTGTTGACCAGAACCTTTCTCTCTACCTTTATGAGCATCGGCGGCGGTTTGCTGGGCGGGGCTGCAAGCGCCGGCTCGGGCGCGGCCGGTTCAGGCGCGATGGGCATGCCGACCGGTTGGCAAGGCTATGTCCCCAACGCCAAGGGCGGCGTATACGCCTCGCCCTCGCTGAGCGCATTCAGCGGCCAGATCGTCAGCAATCCCACGTTGTTCGCGTTCGCCAGAGGCGCCGGCTTGATGGGCGAAGCCGGGCCGGAGGCCATCATGCCACTCAAACGCGGCGCGGACGGTTCGCTCGGCGTGCGGGCGATCGGCGGCGGCCAGCAGTCTGCGGCGGCGCCGAATGTCTACATCACTATCGAGAACGGCGGCAACGTCAGTTCGCAGGCCGATCCGGGATGGGGCGAGTTCGGTAAACAGATGGGCAATATCGCCGCTCAGGAAAGCCAAAAGGTAATCAACCGTAACCTGATGCCGGGCCAGCCGATTTGGAAAGCAATCAAGGGGATGTAATGGGCATTCAGACATTTGAATTTCCGGCGCGCGTCAATGCCGCCGGCGATATGCGCTTTCGCGTCAGGAAGGCGCAGTTCGGCGACGGCTATGCGCAGGTCTCCGGCGACGGCATTAACCCGATCGTGCGCTCCTGGGATCTGACCTTTGTCGGCAAGTATGACTACATCACGCCGATCATCGTCTTTCTGGAAAACCATCACGGGGTGAAGTCCTTCCAATGGACGCCACCGACGCAGGTTCCCGGTCTGTACCGCTGCGAGGGCTATAAGCCGGTCGCGATGGGCGGGGGCAACTATTCACTGACGGCCACGTTTACCGAGGCTTTTCACGTTTAACCGGGGGCGATGATGCTGAACTCAGATTTGCAAAAGCTGGAGCCGGGCAACCGCATCCGCCTGATTGAGGTGGATGGCACCCGGTTTGGCGCCGATATTCTGCGCTTTCATTGCGATACCCTGCCGTTTACGCCGCAAGAGCTGGCTGCCGCCGGCGGTGATGAAACCAAACTGCCAGCGAAATCGGTCTGGTGGCAGGGGCAGGAGTACGGCCCGTGGCCGTTTAGCGTTGAAGGGCTGGAGATCTCCGCCGACAGCCAGGGCAATGCGCCGAAGCTGTCGGTCGCCAATATCAACGGCCTGATCAGCGCGCTCTGCCTGCAGTTTGAGGACATGGCGCAGGCCAAGGTGCGGATCCACGACACGCTGGTGCACTACCTTGACGCCCGCAACTTCCCGCAAGGGAACTCTTCGGCCGATCCGCTGCAGGAAAAGCTGCAGGTGTTTTATATCGATCGCAAGGCGACGGAAAGCGACGAGGCGGTGGAATTCGAGCTCTCCAGCCCGGCGGACCTGCGGGGATTGCGCATTCCTACCCGGCAAATCCACAGCCTGTGCACCTGGTGCTCGCGCGGCGGCTATCGCACCGGCAAGGGCTGCGATTACGCCGGTAGCCGTTACTTTGACGACAAGGGCAACCCGGTGGAGGATCCGAGTCAGGATCGCTGCGGCGGGCTGCTGAGCGACTGTCAAAAACGCTTTGGCGAGCATGAGCCGCTGCCGTTCGGCGGCTTCCCCGGCGCGGCGTTAATCCGGCAGTAGGGGGCGAGCATGAAAGAAAGAACTGCGGCGGCCATTATGGCCCACGCCAGGGCCGAGTATCCGCGCGAATGCTGCGGCGTGGTGGCGCAAAAGTCCCGCGTGGAGCGCTATTTCCCGTGTCGCAACCTGGCGGACAACCCCACCGAACAGTTTCATCTGGCGCCGGAAGACTACGTGGCCGCCGCCGAATGGGGCACCATCACCCTCATAGTGCACAGCCACCCGGACGCCACCACGCAGCCGAGTGAACTGGACAAGGCGCAGTGCGACGCGATGGAGTTGCCCTGGGCGATAGCCAGCTGGCCGGAGGGGGATTTGCGCACCATTTTGCCGCGCGGCGAACTGCCGCTGGTGGGCCGCCAGTTCGTGCTGGGGCATACCGACTGTTGGGGACTGATCATGAGCTATTTCCGCCAGGAGCACGGCATAACGCTCCAGGATTACCGCGTTGATTACCCGTGGTGGGAGCAGGGTGAAAACCGCTATCTGGAAAACTGGCATGCCTGCGGCTTTCGCGAGTTCGATGGCCCGCCGCGCCCAGGCGACATGGCGGTCATGCAGGTTTCGGCGCCGGTGGCCAACCACGCCGGCATTCTGCTGGCAGATGGCCTGTTGCTGCACCATATGTACGGCATGCTCAGCCAGCGGGTGCCTTACGGCGGTTATTGGAAAGAGCGAACGGTGAAGGTGTTGCGCCACAAAGCCCTGATGTGATGCTATCATTCCACTTTTCAGCTTAAGGAAAAGGGTAATGAAGAAGATTTTATTAATTATGGCTCTGTTTATTTCTGGGTGTAATACTGTAAGCAGTTTGAAAGATAGTACTCCCATTGCTTCGGGAACTCGAAAAAATCGGAACAGGCGTTCGTCTATTGTGTGATCGCTGAGTGGAACAAGCATTCATATTTGCAACCGATGATAACTCAACCACTACCGGATGGACATTCGCTACAGTTTAGCGATCCCTGGCGTGGTCCCGTATTCATCCTTGATGTTGTCAGTAATAGTGAAGGTAGCAGTTATCGCTTATATAGAAGTAAAGAAATAGATTTCTATGAGCAGGCTATCACGCAATGTAAATGACCTGCTTCGGCAGGTTTTTTTTATGGTGGCATTATGTCTTTTATCGATATTCCTTTAAGAACTGTCCGGTTTCATGGACCGATGATTCATTTGTTTGGCCGGGAGTTTAAATACCGGGCCATGACTGTTACCAAAGCCATTGATGCAATGAAGAACTTGTTACCCGGTTTCGAGCGCTACATGCTGGAGGCGCACAAACGAGGTCTGACATTTTCTATTTTCGTCGGTAAACGCAATGTAGGGCAGGATGAGCTGGAGTTCACCAAAGGCTCGGAAGATATTCACCTTGTTCCCGTCGTGATTGGGAGCAAGCGCGCAGGCTTATTCCAGACCGTGTTGGGCGTGGCGCTGGTTGCCGTGGCTATGTATGTTTCTGCGGGCGCAGGGACGGGGGCTCTGGGGGCATTTACGGCGGGTGGGGGAACTGGCATGGCGGCGATGGCCGGTGCTTCCATGGCCCTCGGCGGCATCCTCCAAATGCTTTCCCCGCAAATGGGCGGGCTGCGCATGCGGCAAGGCCCGGAAAATAAACCGAGCTATGCCTTTGGCGGGCCGGTCAATACCACGGCGCAGGGCAACCCCGTCGGCGTGCTGTACGGCACGCGTGAAATTGGCGGGGCGATTATCTCCGCAGGCATTTATACCGAAGACCAGCAATAACGACATCCGTTTGAACAGACAGCCGCAATAGCGGCTTTTTTATGGGCGAAATATGGCACAGAACATGATCCGTGGGCGAAAAGGCGGCGGCGGTGGCGGCCACACACCGATAGAATCGCCGGACAGCATTCAGTCGATCGCCAGAGCGAAGATGTTGTTCGCATTGGGGGAAGGGGAATTTGCCGGCGGGCTGGATGGCACAAACATTTTTATTGACGGTACGCCGGTACTGGGCAGCGACGGAACGGAAAACTTTCCCGGTTTCCGCTGGGAATTCCGCCCTGGTTCGCAGGCGCAGGAATATATCCAGGGCATTCCCGCCGTTGAGAATGAGATCTCGGTTGGCAGCGAACTGAAAAGCGGCGCGCCGTGGGTGCGTTCCGTCTCGAACCTGCAACTTTCCGCCGTTCGCCTGCGCCTGGGGTGGCCCATGTTGCAAAAGCAGGCGGACAACGGCGACGTCAACGGCTATCGCATCGAGTATGCCATCGACGTGGCGACCGACGGCGGCAGCTACCAGGAGGTGCTAACGGCGGCGATCGACGATAAAACCACCTCGCTGTATGAACGTTCGCACCGCATCAACTTGCCGAAGGCCACCACGGGATGGCAGCTGCGCGTGCGCCGGTTGACGCCTAACGCCAACAGCGCCCGGATCGCTGACCGCATGAACATCGAGGCGCTGACCGAGATCATCGACGCCAAGCTGCGCTACCCGAACACCGCGCTGCTGTACGTAGAGTTCGACTCGAAGCAGTTCCCCAACATCCCGAAGATCAGCTGCAAACCGCGCGGCCGCCTGATCCGCGTGCCGGACAACTACGATCCGCAAACGCGCAGCTATACCGGCATCTGGAGCGGCGGCTTTAAGTGGGCCTACAGCGATAACCCGGCGTGGGTGTTTTACGACATTATTTTGGCCGAGCGCTTTGGCCTGGGCGACCGCATCGACGCTTCCCAGGTCTCGGAGTCCGAGCTGTATCGCATCGCGCAGTATTGCGATCAGCCGGTGCCGGACGGGCGCGGCGGCGAGGGCATGGAGCCGCGCTTTACTTGCAACGTTTATCTGCAGTCGCGGGAAGAGGCCTGGACGGTGCTGAGCGATTTGGCCGGCATCTTCCGCGGCATGACCTATTGGGGGCAAAACCAAATGGTCGCCCTGGCGGACATGCCGCGCGATATGGACTTCACCTACACCCGCGCCAACGTCATCGACGGCAAGTTTACCTACTCGTCCGCCAGCGAACGTACCCGCTACAGCACCGCGATGGTCAGCTGGTCCGATCCGGGCAACCATTACGCCGATGCGATAGAGGCGGTATTCGACAGCGATCTGGTGCGCCGCTACGATGTGAACCAGACCGAACTGACGGCCATCGGCTGCACCACGCCGAGCGAAGCGAACCGCCGCGGCCGCTGGGCGCTGTTGACCAACAGCAAGGATCGTACGGTCAGTTTCTCCGTGGGGCTGGACGGCATGATCCCCATGCCGGGGCATATCGTCGGCGTGGCGGACCAGATGCTGGCCGGGCGGGTGATTGGCGGGCGCCTCAGCGGCGTGGACGGCCGTAAACTGACGTTGGACAGGAAGCCGGGCGCCAAAGTCGGCGATCGCTTGATCGTCAACCTGCCTTCCGGCCGGGCGCAGGCGCGTACCGTGCAGGCGGTGAATGAACGCGTGCTGACCGTCACCACGGCCTACAGCGAGGCGCCGGCGCCGGAGGCGGCCTGGTCCATCGACGCGGACGACCTGGCGGTGCAGCTTTACCGCGTGGTGGGCATCGCCGATAACGGCGACAACACCTATACCGTCAACGCGGCGGAACATGATCCGAATAAGTACGCGCGCATCGATACCGGCGCACGCATCGACGATCGGCCGATTTCCATCATTCCGCCCGGCGTGCAGGCGCCGCCGAAAAACATCACCATCGACAGCTACTCCTCGGTGAGCCAGGGTATCGCCATTACCACCCTGCGCGCCGCCTGGGGCGCGGTTGAAAATGCCATCGCCTATGAGGCGGAATGGCGCAAAGATAACGGCAACTGGGTGTCGGTGCCGCGCACCTCGGCGCTCGGCTTCGAGGTGCCGGGAATTTACGCCGGCCGCTATCGGGTGCGCGCGCGGGCCATCAACGCCAGCAATGTGTCGTCCATCTGGGCGACCTCGATGGAAACCTACCTCAAGGGTAAAGAGGGTAAGCCACCGATGCCGGTCGGTTTCAAAGCATCGCCTTTGCTGTGGGGCATTCAGCTCGACTGGGCGTTCCCGTCCGGTGCCGAAGATACGCTGAAAACCGAAATTCAGTATGCGGACAATGCTGCCGGGAATAACGCGATGCTGCTGGCCGATATCCCGTATCCGCTGCACACCCACGCCATGAACGGGTTGAAGGCCGGTCAGGCCTTCTGGTTCCGCGCGCGGTTGCAAGACCGCACCGGTAATCAGAGCGACTGGACAGGCTGGGCCGCCGGGCAGGCGAACGCGGACGCCGGCGATTATCTCGAGAACATCGGCGACGATCTCCTGACCGCGAAAGACGGCGAGCGGCTGGTGGGCGATATCGACACCAACATCGACGCCATCTTGCAGAATGCGCTGGCCAACAACGCGACGGTGGATCACCAGTGGGCGCAGTACGGCACGGTGCGCGCCGATATCATGGTGGTGAAAACCACCATCGCGGAGGTCGATCGCGGGCTGGCCGAGATGAAAACTCAGGTGCAGGCGCAGATTGACGACGTCGCGGCGGTGCTGGAAGACAAACTGACGGCGACGGTAGACGCCGACGGCGCCACGGCCATCCATACGCTGAAAACGGGCGTGCGGGTGAACGGCACCTTCTACAATGCCGGCATGTCGATCGCGGTATTGGCGGAAAACGGCAGGCCAGTCACCACCCGCGTGGGCTTTAACGCCAACCAGTTCGTGCTGATGAGTGGCAGCGGCGACACGCAATACTCACCGTTCGCTGTAATCAACGGCCAGGTGTTTATCAGCGATGCGTTCATTCGAAATGCTTCAATCACGTCAGCAAAAATTGCGGATGCCTCAATTGGGACAGCTAAATTATCAGATCGTCTGTCATCAGATAACTACCAGCCAGGCCAACAGGGGCTGAGCATTAATTTCAGAAATGGCGAATTTGAGATGAACGGCAATAGCCCTGGTCAGGGACGCCGAGTGATGACGAACATCCGTGATGATTATTACAACAGCTCGAATCAGCTGGTATTGCGTATCGGTAAACTGAGGTAACGGGTATGGCGGAAGAGTACGGCATTCTGACTCGTGCGCAAAATGGGAAAATGATTGAGTTCAACTCAGGGCTGCGCATGATCAGGCAGGTTTATGATGGGCCGATTAATGTAAACCTTCGTGATGGTAACGCGTGGACGCCATTGCCGGGGATTTCGCCCGGTAGCGACATTTTTTTAGTTCCGATGGAACGTTATTATTACGAAATACCTAACATCAGCAACCTCACCGGATATATCAGGGAGAATGACGGTATCAAGACGTGGTCTGACAGTTACAGAGGCGGTGCAACCAATCTTTCATTTCGGGGAAAGGTATTCGAAACGTTGCCTGCGAATGATCCGCCGGAATACGGCATACTCATGACAGATTCAGTTCAGTTTGCAACACTGGGTAAATCGCAGATTTCATATATTACGCATATGGAAGAAATCAACTTTACGGGATATTGGCGCATTCCTGACGGGGTTCAGGGGCGGGAAAACTCAGTAATCTATGTTAGTTGGTTCAATGCAAGCGATGAATTAACCATTATGCCGGATGGAAATGGACTTTATACTGATGCCATACGTGGCTGGCGAATTATTAATAACGGTCATGGTGCTACAAGCGACGGCATTAGTGCAACGATGCGAATATGTGTTGTGGCGACCTTGCCCGATTTGCATATGCCTGATTATGGAGTTGCCATCTGGAATAATGTTGGGGATTTGGTTTTCACTACGGGTTACACGCCAGTTTCATATAGTTCCTATCAAATCATGAATGGAACGGGTTCTATTGAAACGGGATTATCCCGTCCGATGGTTCCAGTGCTGAATTATGGATTCTTGGGTGAGGGTACGACGAACTGGACTTATCTTTTCTATCTCGGCGTAGGTATGCAGGGTGGCAGAGTTTATGGAAGAAAAGGTGCAAAGTTTGGTGAAGGCAAAAACCTAATCGGTAGAACAATGACGCTGAATCACCGAATGGTAATTTTGGATTCGGACAAATATTTTTAACATCTAATACGTTTAACAGCTCGGCGCCACCGGGTTTTTTATTGCCAAAATTCAGGAGAACACTATGCCAGCCGGCACTCTAACCCTAACGAATAATTCAGCTATAGTGAAAGGAACCGGAACGGCCTTTAATACCGAACTGAAACCCGGTGATTTCATCGTGAGCGTAGTCGGCGGCGTAACCTATACGCTGCCGATTAAAACCGTTGATAGCGCCACTCAGGTAACACTGGTTAAAGCCTATGACGGCCCAACGCAGGCGGGCGCAGCATGGTATGCCGTACCACGCGACGCGATGAATACCATTACCGCCCAGCTAGCCGCAGAGACGGCGAAAGCGCTACGTGGGCTGAACCTTGATAAAGCTAACTGGCAACAGGTATTCAGCGGCACCGGAAACATTACTGTGACGTTACCTGACGGCAGCACGTTTACAGGCCCAGCCTGGAACAGCTTCATATCTGCATTGAATTTGAAGGCGGATAAATTAGAAGTCGATAAAAAGGCCAATAAAAGCGACCTCGGCAACTCGGCTTCTCGTGATGTTGGCGTGAAGGCAGGAACTGTTGCTGCGGGAGACGATTCCCGGATTACTAAATCTCTAAAAGCAGGTGAGTTCAATAGTGTAGAGCTTTATAACCAAGGCGGCAGGTTGCAGCAGAATATCGATTTTTATCAGTGGAATGGTGCAGGTACATCGCTAAAATCACGAATAGGATTATCTTCTGATGCTACTGGTTTTACATATATGGCGTTTATGGCCAACCGACCTGTGGTCGGATCATCGATGGATATCGCATTTTCCATTAATGGGAACACAAAAGTTGTTACAACGGAAAACGAATATACTCTGGCGGAACATGGCGCACGAGTTTATTCACCAAGAAACCCAGGCGGCTCTTGCGATATAAAGTTCAAGGAAAATGTTGTACCTGCCCCGGATAATTACGCACTTTCCATTGTGGAAAAAATGAATTTTGTAAGCTTTGACTATACGCAAGATGCTCCGAACGCGCCTGATAAAATGAGTTCAAGTTGTGGCCTTATTGCGCAAGAACTGGAGTTAATCTCTGATGAACTTATTAGAAAGACAATTGGTAGTGATTCATACAAATATCCAGATGTTCAAAATCTTTTGAATCTTGCACTTAAGGCTATTCAAGAACAGGGGAGGTTAATCTCCCGCCTTGAAGATGACTTGAGTTTACTGAAGGAGAAATAAATAATGGTATTAATCAGCGGCGTACTAAAGGGACCTTACGGCGATTCACGTTCTGGCGTAACGATTACGATGCGCTCGACGAAAACTTCTTCCACGGTGTTGAATTTAGCGAAGTCTCAATCTGTCACCGATGATACGGGCCGGTATTCGCTAAATGCTGAGCCAGGTGCCTACGAGGTGATTGTGTCAGTTTATGGCGCACAGCCGGAACGAGTAGGCACTATAGAGGTTTATACTGACTCCCTACCCGGTACACTCAATGATTTCCTGCGCCGTCCAGGTGAAAGTGATATCACGCCAGAGATTGTGCAGACGGTCGATCGCCTGCGTGCCGATGCAGCGTTGTCAGCAGATAAATCAGCGGCATCTGCCTCTGCCGCCAAAGTTAGCGAGCTGAACGCAGCAACGAGTGCTGCTCAGGTGGCAACCTCATTTGATAATGTTCGCTGGCCCGTTCCTGATAATTCTGCGTCATCACCCGCGTGGTTTTTATTGGGAACATTTAAAAGAGCTGGGCAAAAAGGCGTTGGTATTGCCATAAATTTTTATGGTAACGCTCGCTATAGTGGTTTCATTGAACATGCAGGATTATCACGACTGATTTTACGCACGGGAAATCTGACGACTGATGGAACCACTAATAACGTCGGCCGCATTGGTGGTGTTCTGGTTGATGATGCTGCCGTTGATGGTTCAACATCGTTGATTAGAGGCATCCAGATAATTGAATCAACCAGAGATAATTATGACATCTATGTAATGGTTGGGGAGTTTACTTCAAACTGTTGGTATGTAGTCGAACAAAATAAATATGAGTATGCAGCCGGGCTTCGGTGGGAGCATAAAGGAATATCCCAGACAACAGCTCCGACAGGGGTGATGAAAGTCGATATTCTCCGCTCAGTTTCTTACTCTATTGTCAATGGGGTATTGCCAAACTATGCAAGCGTAGCCAAACCATTTTCTAACGGTTTCGGAACTTATTCAGGTCGCCGAATTAGCGGTGCAGATGTCGAATCTCAAGTATCGTTAATGACTACTCTCAGAGGGCGCGGGAGTGAAATATTCCGTGTTGGAGGGGGGGCAAAAATAGGGATGCCTCCAGACGGTACATCGATCCATTTAATGTCTGGCGATGTCAGCGCGGTTATTGCTGTAGATTACAACAATGGCAATGTAAACACGATGACCTGCAACGGCACCGGATTAGCGGCAGGCATTGTCAAAAGCAACATCCTTTGGGGAACATCAAACACTACCGTTGATGCCAACGGCTTTATCAAGAAAGCTTCGCCGATCGTCAGATTGTCTGCGGCCCCTGAACATATGCAGGCTGACTATCTGGAAGGCGGCTTTGCCCTGGCCGGTTGCGCAGCGGTTAACGGTGAGGCGGACGGTGTGAGCGCAGAGCGAATCTCCGTCGGCGTTTATCAGCTGAAAGGTTCGCTGGGGTTGGCAAAGGAGGGCTGGACCATCGAAGTACCGCAGGACGTGAACGGTAACCGTCTGTGCTTTGTAGAAACCGCCACTGACAGCGATGGCGTGATTACGGTGAAAATCAGCAAACGTCGTTTTGCCATCGATACCGCGACGGTTGTGGCCGGCGAAGCGATGGATATCCCTGAAGGGCGCTGGATCGATCTGCGCCTCACCATGCCGGTGCATGAGGTGGTGGAAGTGTTGCCGCCGGAGGCGCTGGTATCAAACGATGACACGCCATCGGAAGCCAACGCGGCTTCATAAATAAAGTGGATGCCAGGTAAAATGCCGGTGCAGCAGGTTATTGGCCGCCTATTGCATCGGCGCCGGCATTATCACCGAGAGGCTCGGGCAAACACGCTGCCCGTTCCGCCCGGCAAGGTTCCCGCTGAGTGGGAGTCAATACCGTTACTGCCCGTCAAATATCCGTGACCAGCCACTGATCCGCTTCTTCGAACATCTCTTCCAACATTCGGTTCAGCTTCTCACGATCGCTTTTGCTGGCGTCGGAGTTCAGGCCGTTGGCCTGCATCGGTTTTACGCGCACGTCAGCTTCCGGAAACAGCGCATGCACGCGTTTTTCCAGCTCGTTGCGAATAATCTCGGCGGCGTTGGGCAGCCCAGCGACGTTGCGTTTGTCGTACACCAATTCTACAAACAT